AACCAATTACCATTGAAGAGGCAGTAGCAGACATAATTGCTGAGGCTGAGGCTAACGGTGAGGCTATTACCACAGAGGATATGGAAGAGGCTGGCATTACCCTTGCTGACCTACCTGCTGATACACCCGTCCAACTAGATAATGGTGTAGTCATTGAGGCTGGCACAGTAGTAGCCCTACAGTTATTAGAGAATCCAGCAGAGTTAATCTCAGCAATCTTTGATAATCCAGCAGAGGTACTTACTGCTCTCTCAAACATAGGCGCTGATATGTCTGAAGAAGAAAGAACAGAATCAGAAAATACAATCATTGCTTCCGTTATTGCTACTCAGGCTGCTGTTAATGCAGTAGCCGTAACCTCCGCTGCTAGAACAGCCACACCTACACCTACAAGTGGAGGTACTAGCGTGCCATCAAATGACAACATTAAGTTATACAAAAGGAGAAAACCTTGAAAGTACTAAGAGATATGGTTCAACAATTATGGACCTTACTAGGTATGTTTATTGCTTGGGTTGTATTGACTGGTTCTGCTAAGACTGTAGTTGGTTATGCAATCATATTAACCTTAGTAGTCTGGGCTATTACCTACCCATTGCGTAACTCTAATGATGAGTAAAGCAGACAACTTTCCTAAATGGTTTTATGACAATGCTACTGTCCAAGATTTTGAGAATGGATTAGCAGAGTTTAAGGGTAAGAAGAATCTTAAGTTCCTGCAGATAGGTGTCTTTACTGGCAACGCATCTGTTTGGTTACTTGAGAATATACTTACAGACCCATCATCCTTATTAGTAGATATAGACCCTTGGTGTGGCAATTTGCAACACGAATCAATCTATGACTGGAATGATATACAACAAGCCTACAAAGAACAGACGGAATCACACGGCAAAAAGGTTCAAGCACATAAAGCATTTAGTGGAGACTGGTTAAAGAATAACCGTGAGGTTAAGTATGACTTTATCTATATCGATGGAGACCATCTACCTGAATCAGTGACTTTAGATGCTGACCTATCTTGGGATTTACTCAAGCCTGGTGGTGTTATGGCATTTGATGATTATGAGTGGGACCATCCAGATGGTACAGATAAAAACCCTAAGCCAGCAATAGATGCGTGGTTATTAAAACATAAGAATGATATTGAGATAACTCGTAAGGGATGGCAAGTATGGATAAGAAAGAAATAGATAATAATTGTGGAGACTGTGGATGTAAGACTAATGACATCTGCTGGCCACAACAAAATGAACTTAGGGAAAAATGGTTAATAGATAACCCTGACTCTAAATATTTAGGCTGGATGTCAATTTAACTATAGATAAGGAAATAAAATGGCCTCACTTAACAATGTGTTAATGCGTATCGTTGCTGTCTTTGCAGCATCAGGTCTGTCTGTGATTGGTGCTGGTGCTATCGCTGGCGTTGACACAATGACAGCAGTAACTGTGGCTGGCCTTACAGCAGTAGCAGCAGTAGTAGAAAAGTTAGCCCGTGCATTTATGGATGATGGCAGACTATCTCTTGATGAAATTAATGCCGCATTCTCAACAGTAGACAAAGGCGCAAAGACAGTTGCTGATACAGAAGTAGAGAATCGTCAGGCTGCAGATAAGCAAGCAAAGATTGACCCTAACTACAACTAAGGAGTAACAGTGACTGAGAAGAATACAGTCGCAGCATTAGTTGAGGTTGCGAAGAATGAAGTAGGAACCATTGAAGGTCCTAAAGATAATCAAACCAAGTATGGAGCCTTTACTAAGGCAAACTTTCTACCTTGGTGTGGCTCATTTGTTATGTGGTGCGCTAATCAAGCGGGAGTAAAAGTACCTAATATGGTATCTACTGTTGCTGGTGCTGGTGCCTTTAAGAAGATGGGCGTCTGGACTGATGCTAAGAATGCTAAGCCAGTACCTGGCGATATTGCTTTTTTTGATTTCCCTGGAGATAATGTAGATAGAATCTCTCACGTTGGTATTGTAATTGAAAACAACGGAGATGGAACTGTTACTTGTATCGAGGGTAATACTGCTGGCAATGCTAGAGGAGACCAACGCAATGGTGGTGAAGTAGCAGTAAAGGTTCGTGGCTACATTAAAAATAAAAAGAAAGTTATGGTAAGCGTAGTTGGCTTTGGTCGTCCTAATTACACGGGTAACGAAGTTAATGTTGCTGTACCAGTATCAGATACACCAGAATTTCCTGGCACTATTAAGCCTGGAGATAGAAGCAATGGCGTAAAGATTGTACAGAAAGCCCTTGCTTTAAGTGCTGATGGAATCTATGGTCCAAAGACCAAGGCTGCTGTGGTTAAATTCCAAGACAATCACGACGGTATTGATTCCAATGGCATCATCGGTCCAAAAACTTGGGCTGAGTTAGTTAAGTTCCTCTAAGGAGAAAAAATGTTTGACAAAGAAAAAGTAAAACAAATTGCCCTCTCATACCTTCGTGCTGCTGCAGCATCTGCAGTTGCGCTATATACGGCAGGACAACGTGAGCCAAAGGTATTGGCAGCAGCATTCATTGCTGGCCTAGTAGGACCTATTTTAAAGGCACTAGACAAGTCAGCACCAGAGTTCGGACGCACAGAGAAGTAGCCCTAATCGGGCTTTAAACGCCCATTTAAGACACAAATAACCCCCGACCTAGTAGAGATACTGGGAAGGGGGTCTTTTGTCGTTCATTATTGTGTTTTTAATTGGTGTGTCTATGGCTTCCATATGTCAGGTGCTTGTGTTAATATTCATCTACCAGCAATGGTGGGGGCTTTCCTAAATCTAATTACCCGACAGGGTAGTATAATTAAATATAAATAAATTTAGATAACTCTCTTGTGTTGAGTACTCTCCTGTCCTCCGCAGGAGGGTTATCTAATTCAATAGACAGGAGAAACTATGCTTAAACTTGATGGATATGAACTGCCTGCACATATATCTTATTCAGCATTTACAACTTATTTAACTTGTGGTTATCAGTATTACTTAGGAAGATTATTACAAGTACCTGAGGAACCATCCATCTGGTCTGCAGGTGGCAGAGCATTCCACGCAGCAACAGAAATGTGGGACCTAGAAAATGAGTAATGCTTTATGGGATATTGCTTGGTTAAAAGAAACAAAAGATTTAGATTTAAGCAAAGCACGTATTGCGGGTCGTGCAACTAAAGCCAATCCAGATAAAGAAGATGCTGTCTGGTGGGAAGAACAGGGTTCCAAGTGGGTAGACAACTACATCTCTTGGCGCAAGAACAATAAAAACTGGAAAATATGGACTACCCCTCAGGGTGTTCGTGCTATCGAGTTGGAGTTAAATCCCATAATTGCTGACGTGCCAGTGAAAATGTTTATTGATAGGATATTTGAAGTTAACGGACAACTTGTGATTGTCGACTTGAAAACATCCTCTCGTAAGCCAGTGTCGGATTTACAATTAGGCTTTTATAAAGTCGGTGTAGAGATGATGCTTGGTGTTAAAGTCAATCTAGGTAATTACTGGATGTCTCGTGAGTCAGGGACAGGGGAAATGATTGACCTTAGTAGATATACACTAGATACATTAGAATATTTTGTGTCAGGCTTTGATAAGGCTCGCAAGGCTGGTATATTTCTACCGAACCTACAATCGTGCAGTTACTGTGGACTCACAGAACACTGCCAATTTACGAAGGATAAATAAATGGCAAACGAAGACTGGAAGTTACAAGTCTCTTATAAAACTCCATCTGGAGACTTGATTAATATACGTGCAAATACTTCTGAAGAACTATCAGTGTTGCTTGAAGGTGTGAGTGATTACTCTACACAGATTGCAGCAACTGGAAAGTTAATTCAAGGTGCTTACACTGTCGCCCCTTTGGGGACCACTGGTTCAACAGTAGGCATAGCGCAGTCGCCTACCTCCACAACCGCCCCGCAATCGCCTCCATCCGCTACGGGAGGTCTCTCAACCCCGACGTGTATACACGGAGCAAGAATCCATCGCAGTGGAGTAAGCAAAACGACGGGGAAACCTTACGCATTCTGGGCTTGCCCAACCCCGCAGGGGACACCAGACCAATGCAAACCAGCAAACTAGTTCAACAAGAACTAGAATAAGAATTGGCGGAGGGGTAGTAGCAAGGGGAAGATATTATCCCTCCTCCAACTTAAGACAGGAAACTAATGAGAACGCTTGTTCGTAGCGTAGGCAGAAAAGATATTGGTGGAGAACCTTTACCCTCTGTATTTAAAACATTTGAAAGTAATAAAATTATATTTCGTAGAGCAGAAGTCTCTATGCTTGCAGGAACCCCAGGTGTGGGTAAGTCAACTCTTGCATTAGCCTTAGCATTAAATATGAAAGTTCCTAGTTTATATATATCTGCTGACACTAATGCTCACACTATGGCTATGCGATTAGCCTCAATGATTTCAGGTAAGAATCAAACTGATGTAGAAGAGTTAATGAATACTGACCAAGGTTGGACTCGTGCTGTGTTAACAAAGGGCGCCCATATTGTTTGGTCATTTGAATCTAGTCCTACGTTGCAAGATATAGACGAAGAAGTTCAAGCCTTTGAAGAACTATGGGGTTGTCCACCCGTAGCAATCTTTGTAGATAATCTTATGGACATTGCAACTGACGGAGGCGAAGAGTTCGCATCTATGAGGGCTATTATGAAGGAGTTGAAATACCTTGCTCGTGCTACTAACGCTGCTATTATTATTTTGCACCATACTTCTGAGGCTGTACTTGGTACTCCTTGTCAACCTCGCTCGGCTCTTCAGGGTAAAGTGGCTCAACTTCCTGCGCTTATTTGCACTCTTGGAGTTGTTGGCACTTCTATGGCTGTTGCTCCTGTGAAGAATAGATACGGACGGGCAGATGCTAATGCTAATTTAAACTGCTGGTTATCTTTTAATCCTGAGTTTATGTTTATGTCTGACATACCAGAGAATGGTGGTTAATTAATTGACTAAAGATATAGGTAGTATGTCTATAACTATTGGGTTTAATACTATACATTGTTTTGGTATTGGATATGAAAAGTATCCTTTGATAGATATGAAAGAGAATAATTTAAATACTATAGTAGCAAAGGTAAATAGATTTGATTTCTTGTTTTTCTTTATTAACTTTACTAGATACCCTAAGGTTGCTTGGCGTTGATAGTATCTTTAGATAAAGATGAGGTCAGGGTTGCCACTATTCTTGCAGTAGAAAGATGGTTAGCCAAGTTTGGTTCAGTAGATAAACCTAACTACGCTAAAGGTAAGATAGATGGCAAGTTAGAGCACGAATTGCTGTCCAATATCAGAGCAAATGTATGTGAGTGGGCAGTAGCCAAGCAGTATAACCAGTCTTGGAATGTCCCTTGGTACCCTAATAGTCTTCATCCTCAACGTAAAGCATTGGCTGATGTAGGGGCAAACTATGAGGTTAGGTCTATAAGAACCCAGACTTCTATACCCTTTTGGAAGAAAGACATCAACAACTATATTTTTGGGGCTAAGGTATTAGACACTGAGTATTACTCTGAAGTTGAGGTATATGGACACATTGCGCCTACCGACTATATGACTGACGAATGGTATGATTCATACATTGAAGGCTGGCGAGTGCCAGTCGAACAGTTTAAGGAGTGAGTGTGATTAGAGAAGAAGAAGATGATATGACACAGGAGATTCGTCGTCTTGTTTTGCTTGAGGTTAACGCAGAACTAAAAGATTTTATTACCAAGATTGAAGAAAGAAAGATTAAACCTACCGATGAGTGGGGTGATGGACTTAATCAAGGATTAGATTGGGCTGTTCGCATTCTTAGGAAAGATAAGAGTGCGTACTAGTGCCATCTCAATCCCGTAAACATAGGGGATACCGTAGCCAAAAAGTAGTGGCTGAATACTTAGCACTTAATGGATTCCCATATGCAGAATCTACTGGTGCAGGTCGTAGTGGTACAGATATAACTGGGTGTGTTGGTATAGATTGGGAAGTCAAAGCACGAACTGGGTTCAATCCATCTAGTGCTATTAAGCAATTAAAAGAACGTGCTAAGACTGGCATACTTGGCTTAGTTTGTTTAAGACTTAATGGTCAAGGTGAAGAAAGAATTAAAGATTGGGTTGTAGTGTTGAGGTTAGAAGATGTTGTTAATCTTTTAAGAGAGGCAGGATATGGTGAGAAGAAATGACAATGACTTACCAAGCATTAGAGAAATCCTTTTGCACTACGGAGCAAATCTACGACAAGACCACGGGCAAGTTAATCTCAAGTGCCCTTTCCACTCCGATACGCACCAATCAGGAACTGCGAATCTTGACAATAATATATTCTTCTGTTTCGCCTGCGGAGTGCAAGGTAACAGTTTACAAATAATAAGCCAACAAGAAGGAGTTAATATACGTGAAGCAGAGCGCATCGCAGAAGGAATTACTGGACAAAGCAGCAGCACGTTACGGGGAAAACATTTATCGGGCGGAAGATTACCTAAAAAGCAGAGGCATTCCATTGGAGGTAGCACGGCTGGCGCAATTAGGCGTAGTCGTGGAGCCTGAAGTTGGACACGAAGCATTCCAAGGAAGATTATCCATACCGTATATTACCAAGACTGGTGCAGTCGATTTGCGTTTTCGCAGTCTTAATCCTGCTGTTGAACCTAAATATATGGGAATGACTGGTGCTGATACCAAAATGTATAACGTATTAGACATAGACAAGGCAAGCGATTACATTGGAGTGTGTGAAGGTGAACTCGATACTATTACTCTTTCTGCTTGTGTTGGTATTCCTTGTATCGGTGTTCCTGGGGCTAATAGTTGGAAGAAACATTACACTCGCTTACTTGCGGACTTTGAAAGAGTATTTGTTTTTGCCGACGGGGACCAACCAGGCACGGAGTTCGCACGCTCATTGGCTAGGGAACTCCCCGTTACTATTGTGCAACTGCCAGAAGGAGAAGATGTCAACTCAGCCTACGTTAAATTCGGAGCAGGATATATAAGAGAGAAGGCTGGGCTTGAGTGATAGACCCAATTGACCCAGACTATCTGAAGTGTCACGATTGTGGTCAAGTGTTTGATAATTCATTTGATTTAATAGACCATACCTTGGAAAATGATGATGACTTTGACCCTTATCTAATACTTCCTAATGGCTACAGATTAATGCTTGGTTCTTTGTTAAAATTTATTTACGACAATTCGGACAACACGGAACAAATAAGACATATAGCACAATCTACATATGTTACACTTTTTGCAGCAGAAAATGGCTATGACTTAATTGACACGTTGATTGAGGATATGATAGTCAAATCTTCTTTACAGAATTTTGACGAATCACTTCAGCAATTACTAACTGAAGGTGACAAAGAGAATGGGGAGTGAAGAAGTATGGCAGATTATAACCCACTTGGAACGGCAAGGTTTCCATATAACATCAACAAAGATACAGGACAATCAATTGATACTACAAATTACAGTGCCCCTGCTCTCGACCCCAAGTTTGCAATAGCGGTCAGTGAAACCTTTGATGAACTCAAACAATTACTCATCAAGAAACATCTTGATTATGGCCCGAAGAATATCTCCGAATCACCAGGTGGACCTCTTAATGGATTACGAGTGCGTATGCACGACAAACTTGCCCGCATTAATAACCTTGTTGACAAAGGCGCAACACCACAATACGAATCACTTGAAGACTCCTTTAAAGATATGGCAAACTACTCAATCATAGCCCTGTTAGTCTTGAGGCATAAGTGGGATACTGAATGAAAGAACAAGAGTTATTCGATTGGTTAAAGACTGGACACTATTCTGATTTAGAAAAGTCTTCTAATGAATATGATGGATTTGATTGCACTAGTAGTCATTTCAAAATGTTTATTGAACTTAAGTCTAGGCTTACTCATTACGATACTCTTTTACTGGAAAGAAAAAAGTTTGATTTTTTAGTTGTGACTGCAAAAATTTTGGACTATGAACCTTGGTATATAAACTCCACACCTCTTGGTGTCTGGGCTTTCCCTCTTAACTCGGTAGTAAAAGATTTAGAATGGGTTGATAAATGGCTACCAACTACTACTGAGTTTCAAGATAAGTCAAAGACAACTAAATTAGTTACATTTTTACCAGTAGAATTGGGCATAAAACTAACGTGATTGAATGGAATAGAATACAAAAGTGGGACTACATTGTGGACTCCGTTGCCTCTGAATATCAACTTAAATTTAAGATTGATATACAAGATATAAAACAAAATCTATATCAATGGTTTGTTGAGCACCCAAATAAACTAGATACTTGGGAAGCAATAGGTGAGAAAGATGCAAAGAATTTAATCTATCGTTCGCTTCGCAATCAAGCACTAGATTATTGTCAGGCTTGGAAAGCAAAGACAGGTGGGTATGAAACCTCTGACCTATTCTTTTACCAAGCAGATATGATTGAAGCCTTGTTGCCCTCTGTCTTAAGGGGTGAGATAAACCTTGCACATAAATTAAATCTTGGTGGCACTGCTCGTCCCTCTGCTCCCTCCGAAGGAGGAAATCTAATGGCAATGATGATTGAAATTGATGCAGGATTTTGGAAGTTAGGCAAAGAAGATAGGAAATTATTGTTCCTTCGCTACTCTGAGAGTATGGACTTCCAAGCAATTGCAGATGAGATGAAACTACCGAGTGAAGACACTGCTCGTATGAGAAATAAACGTGCAATAAAGAAATTGATTAATAAAGTTGGAGGGTTTAAACCTTTTCGTGATGAAGACTTATCTGAAGCAGTGGAGAATACTGAAAGACAAGAATAGATAAACCCCTGCCGAAACAGGGGCTATCCATATACAATTAATGTGCTAGGTTTTTAACAACCCCACAACCCTCTTGATGCCCTTCTGGGTGTTCTTCTGGACAACCACAATCTCTTACTGTCCATATAGGTTCATCACATTGATTACCTGAACAGTTATGACAAAAACAATATGCTTTAATAACTGTATGATTACAGCATTTCATTTTATTTCTCCTATCATATATCACCAACCAATTTGATTGGCTTGGTATAAGTATATTAATCAGGATTTTTTAATTTTATTTTTTTGATTAAATCTAAACGGCAACACTCCCGAAAAACAATTAAACTTGACAGTATAAAATACTGACTTTAGCCACCTGTAGAATAAAATCCACCTGTCTTAAAAATGGTAGGAGTGGCAGACCATAAACGTGTCATACCTGTATCACAACAAACAGGTATTGTCTCGTCGTCGTGCGCCTTACTAAGTTCTTGTTGCCCACCACATACATTACATTTATATTCATATGTTGGCATTAATCACACCCATCTATCTCTGTCGGAGCGGTGGCTATAGCCCCACACTCATCACATACTTGGTCTAACAAATACATTCCTACTTGTCTGGTCTCGCTATCCCACATAACTTTTAAGTTCCACATCTTCGAACCACACACACATACAAATGCTGGCTCACCTCGTAAGTCAAACATTAATAATAATTGTGTTTGATATGGAACCGCCAAGCAGAACACGGATTTTTATACCTGTGTTGAACATATTTATAGGTATGTAATATCTGAACCATAGGTTCTTTGCTGGTTTCTTTAAGCCTTTGTCCAATTCCAAATGCACTTGAACCAGATTTGTTCTTTGCCAAATGGTCATACTTCGCCTCTTTAACAAAAATTTTATCAAGACAAGCCCACTCTTTATCTTTCCAACCATACCCAACCCAAGCAATCTTTTTAGCCAACGCTTTGTTAGCCTTCTTCTGCTCCATTGTAGCCTTAGTTGGCTCTGGAGTGGGGGATTTGTGAGGTGAGGTAAGTTTTTGTATGGGAAAAAAGATTAGGGTGATGACTAACAAGGCTATAGCCACCACCCGTTTTCTTATTAACTTGCCTTTTTCCTTGACCTTACTCTTCGTCTGTCGTGCTCTGTAAGTCCGCCCCATATGCCAAACCTTTCATTATTCTGTAGCGAATACTCAAGGCATTCTACCCTGACGCTACAGGCTTTACATATCTGCTTAACATAGGCCACTTTATCTCCCTTGTTAGGGAAAAATATCTCAGGGTCTACCTCAGCACACAACGCCTTCTTAGTCCACTCAGGTGGCATTAACACCTCAGCAATTATACTCATCTAGTCCTCCAACTTCTCCAATAGGTAAGCCATTTTCTGTGGTATCTGAGCACAAGTAATAGGAGGAAGAATACTGTTATGCTCATCTTAATTCTTGTATCTGGACTACATCACCTCTATCTACATCTTTCCATTTGTAGTTTACATAATCTTGGTTCTCAAATAACCATTCATCTTTAGCCTGCATTGTCCAACTATCCCAATCCTCTGGAATACCGACGCCCTCAGGTAGGAATACTCTTACACATTCCGTCCCTTTGGTTTCATAGACAACATCAAAAGCATTTCTTAGAACAACCACATTACTAGGTGGGTCGCCTAAAAATCTTTCACCATTGCTATCTGTTCTAACTACCCTGCTTGTTCCAATCATTATGCATTCTCCATTTCTTTTTCTTTTTCTAAATACATATCCATATTGCAATCGTCGCAAAATGGTTTCTGATTATAGTAGTTATACCAAGCAGGATTTTTTATTTCCCACCCACAAAATTGGCATATGTCCATTGTTATTTTACCTCCTCTACTGCGTGCCACACAAACCCATCTTGATACCTAGTAATCTGCCCTAGAATATCAAACCATTGGCTATCAACCTCTGCGGTTATTTGATACTTAACCATTCTTTTTCTCTCCTGTCAATTGAATTAATCTTTCTGCCGAAGATACTAAGTCATCAAATAAGTCAGGATTATTTCGACTTGGTTTCCATTGGTAAGTAAGTTCATCTAAGTAATGACCAAAACTCATTCCTTCGTGCTCGTCCTCATCCCAATTTACCACCCAATCTGGGGCTTCTTGAGAGTTAATCAAACCACTTTCGGAGTTTTTCCAATAGATTTCATACCCATTGAACTCATCCCAAAATAATATGACTACATATTCTTTACCTTGATATTCAAAATAAACATATCTTTTCCAAGATAATTCTTCGTGCTCTTTACCAGTAATTTTTATTTCTTGTGTTGCGTTCATTGCTTCTCCTGTCTCCATTGGTTTATTTTATTCTGATTGTGTCTGAATTGGCAAGGTTATCCCAATCAATCGAGAGAACATACCAACTCTCTTCATCATCCTTTGCAAGAAACCAACTTTTATCTGCGTCGGTTGCTCTGTTGCGTTGCCGTAGTTTAACCGTTGCGGTTATTGTGTGTTCCCATTCTGGTATATCTTCATCTAACATTTATTTTTCTCCCATCTTTCGTTGCCATTTCATTTCGTCATACCAACAATCACCGCATATGGATACGGTCTTGCGTCCAACTTTGTGTGCTAAGTATGCACCATCACACCCACATAAATTGCAATTCATTTATCACACCCACAAATCTCGATAGTGTTAAAGCAAAATCCCGTGCCCGTCCACCAGATACGGGTTGCGATTAGATAAAAGATAACAAGCACGCCAAGCGCAAACAACGCCCGCACTATTGTGCGTGTGCGGTAATAGGTAGGAGATTTCATTATGCCTCCACCAATTCGTCTTGATTTGTATTTTGAAATGCTTGGTCTACTACTGCGTCCCATACCATACGCTTTGCCACGAATAAATAAAGGCTCTGCAAAGTTGTAAGTTTTGGTTCTATATCTGACGCTAACTCTGCCACCCCTTCGTCAATTTCATTACTAGCCCATAGGCTCAAGGCTTGCACCTCGTCATTTATGTTTTTGTAATAGGTTTCACATTGCCCGTTTGCATACTCGTGCCCGTAATCTCTAAGGTCATCTATGCTGTAATCCTCGTTGGCATTAACATAACCTTGGACATACATTGCGGTATCCTTGATTTCATCTAACCACACGCTACCCCCTGCAATATCTGGCAACAGGTTAAAGATGTCGTAAGTTTCTCCGCCTTTAATTTTCTCAAGCGTAGCCAATAACTCCACGCCCTTTACTTTATTTTCCATTTTGCTAGTCTCCCGTCTAGTCTTGCAAGGTTAGGCATTCGCCTTACCCCGTGCCCTATGGTGTCTTGCTCACCGTGCCCCCGTCAAGGGTTAGGGCTTTGTTTCTTATAACAATTTCGTTATTTATCCCGCCACCTTCTCCAAATCTTAAGCCCCGTAATTACAAGCAGGCCAAGGATTAGAGTGCGCCAAGGAATATAAACATCTCCGAAATACCCTTGAACTACCAAGCCATAATCGTCTAACGAAATGGTGAATAAGTTCTTTAAGTCAATCACGCTCCCACCTCGCAATCGTGTCCATAAGCCCATTCTTGGGCGTCTAACTCTTGGGAGAGGTCAAACAATCTCCCACATTCCACGCATATGGTTAGCGGTCTTTCTTTGGTCTTCATTCTTTCCCCTGTCTTTCTTTTAAGGTCTGCGGGTGTCTCCCGCCTTACCTTGTGCCCCGCTCAGGTCTTGAGCCTGTGCCCTCTGGTTAAGGAGGCGGGGCGGTGTTGCTAGTTTTCTTCCGTCTCCGTCCATATTTCGGAGGCTTGTGCACCTATATCTGCCTCAATTAAGCCCCATTCAATTAGCACGCTTATAGCGTTATCGAAATCCTTAAAGCCTTGCATATTGTCCGCCAAGTCCATCATTAGGTGATGGCTCTGGTTGTCGGGATTGTATGTCATTAGTTCACCCCGCAAGCGGTTAGAAACATTTCCCGATTAAAGCGGGGGTTAGTGGTTTCTAACTTGTCCGCCATATTGTGGGAGAGTTGGAATTTTAACTCCCCATTGCCGTGCCAACTTGTAGCGATAACCTCTGCTATAAGTTCAAAGTCTTTGCGTGTCATTTCTTGCTCCTGTCTTCTTGCAAATCCTGAGCGAGTATTTCCCGCCTAGGTAATTGCGTGCCCCCTGTCGGTCTTGAGCCGTCGCCGTCGTTAGCGGGCGGGGGGCGGTGTTTCTATAATTCGCCGTTAATGGCCTTAATTACGCCGTCCATATTGTCGGTGAATATCTTCACACTGTCGAGATTGATACCGCTTGAATAATCGCACTCCTTGTTAAGGAAGAAAGTCTCGACACCGTAATGCTCCGTCAAGATAAAGCGGGCTAGTGGCTCGTAGTCTGTGTTTCCTGTTGCCATTACATACATTTTTGAAACTGTCTTGATGATGTCTTTTTGTGTCTTCATTTGGTGCTCCTGTCCTGCCCTTGCGTGGTTGCTTGGGCTAGTGAATGAAGAATGACACGGGGCGGGGTGGGTGTCAAGCGATTATGGGCATTATTTGATAACGATTTGATAACGATTACCTGAGGATTACCTGAGAGGATTGTCTCAATATGTGAGACCTTGTGCCCTCTGGATTATTGATTAAACCTTTTCTAATTCCATTTATAACGGGGGGATAAGTGCAGGGGGGATAGACGCACGCCATAAGTATTTATTTATTACCCCAAGAAAAGTCTTTAAAACCTAGCCAACTGCTAACGGTCAGGTCATAAGCAGGGGTCAGGTGTATGTCTAACCGTCAGGTAGAGGTCTAGAGTTTTGACCCACGGTTATTTAATCTGCGTGCAATACTATACTGTACTCTTCCTCCAAAATTTTCTGTTATATACCCCCCAGAATATAGGCACAAAGTGCCACAAATAGGACATTTTTAAAAATATATACGAACCTAGTGTTCGGTTTTAGCCCTTCGAACAGGTTATCTTATATAGTAGTTAAAACTACAGAGTTCAAACGAACTCGTCGTTTTGGCTCCTCGTTCGTTGAATATAATATATAAATATTTAACCTACGAAGTAGGAGACGACCACAGTTATGCCGTTTAACGGGTAGCGTTATATGACCGATATTAGGGACGTAAATGGGACGCAAGCCAGGGATACAAAATATACCAAAGGGCGAGGCCCAAGAAAAAGTTTTAATACAACTGCAACAAGGTTCTACCATCACAGCCGCTATGGCATCTGTTGGTCGTAATGATGTTACCTTCCGCCAATGGTCGATGCAAGACCCCGCCTTTAAGGAGAGAGCCGACAAAGCCCGCCTTATGGGTAAGGGAGTTATCGCTGACTTAGGGGATTTGAAATCTATAGCCTTTCCTGACTTCTCAGAGCAGTTCTTAGATACTAAGTTGTTTGAACATCACCTTGATTGGATTGACCTGATTGAGGGTAGGACTCCTAGGTGGCTACATCCATCTATGACCTACGAGCCAGGTGCTGACAACCGTGTGTTGATTAACGTACCCCCTGAACACGCTAAGTCTACAACCGTAACCATAAATTACGTTTTATATAAAATTGTTACCAACCCTAACTCAAGAGTAATTATTGTCTCTAAGACTCAGGGTATGGCTAGAAAATTTTTAGGTGCGATTAAGACTCGTCTTAGCCACCCCGCTTTTATTAAACTCCAGACCGCCTTCGGTCCTAATGGAGGATATAAGGCTGACGCTACTCAATGGTCAGCAGATATGATTTACCTAGGCACTGGAAGAGATTCTGGTGAGAAGGACCCTACGGTACAGGCTTTAGGATTTGGGTCTCAGATTTACGGTGCTCGTGCCGACCTGATTATCCTAGATGACGTTGTGATGAACTCAAATGCCCACGAATGGGAAAAGCAAATTGAATGGCTTCAAAAAGAAGTTATCACACGTTTGGGGCGACACGGAAAACTGCTAGTAGTAGGAACCCGTGTCTCCTCAATTGATTTATATAAAATGATTAGAGATGGCGGACAGTGGACTGGAGGCAAGTCTCCTTTCACATACTTCGCTCAACCAGCAGTTTTAGAATTTGATGAAAAGCCAGCCAATTGGAAAACCTTATGGCCTTGGACTGATAGACCAGAGGGCGAAAAAGATGAAGCAAATGAGGAAGGGCTGTTCCCTAAGTGGGACGGACCCTCGCTATTTACCAGACGCTCTGAAGTGGCGCCATCTGTCTGGGCTATGGTCTACCAACAAGAAGATGTCACAGAGAATTCAATCTTTTCTCCAACCTGTGTCGCAGGTAGCGTTAATGGAATGCGAAAAAGAGGACCTCTCAAGCCTGGAGTCCCAGGACATCCGAAGCATTGTGAATCTACATATACAGTTATTGGCCTCGACCCAGCAATGGCGGGAGCAACAGGAGCGGTAGTTTGTTCTTATAACCGTGCTGATGGAAAGATTTATATTTTAGATTGTATTAATATGACAGACCCTACACCAGCCAAGATTCAAAACTTGATTGAAGAGTGGGTCCCTAAATACAAGCCACAAGAAATACGAATTGAAATTAATGCCCACCAGAAGGCTTACGCTCTGGATGATAATTTAAGAAACTACTTAGCCCAATACGGTTGCCAACTTAACTCACACTTTACTGGCAAGAATAAGTGGGATGTCGGATTCGGTGTAGCATCTATGGCAAGCCTTTTTGGCTCAACCAGAGATGGTAGATTTCAAGATAACAATATAATAGAATTACCAAGCAATGAAGGTTCTGAAGGTCTTAAGACTTTAGTTCAAGAACTTATTACTTGGAAGCCTGACACCAAGAACCCTACTGACTGTGTAATGGCTTTATGGTTTGCGATTATACGCATACGTGAATTAATGCAACAATCAACACGAATTGGGCAATACCAAAATAATCGATGGGCTACAAGAGCGCAACAGTCAAGACGTGGTTCACTTAATTTAGACGAAGCCTTTGCAGAGCAATGGGCTGGAACTTACAACTAGAGGAGATAAAATGGCAGCCAAAAAACGTCCAGATGTGTCTTGGGTTAACCCAGGCGCTAAAGGCAGTAATGCAGAAAAATATAAAGAAGCAGTACAAACTATTTCAGAAACTTCAGAAACTAAAAAAGATATATCCAGTGGCCCTAGTTTAATTGCTGCTGTTGGTGCAAAATATAAACAAAATCCTACAGCCGCTATTGCAAGATTTAAAAAATCTTTTGTTAAGAACAATCCAAATAATACTCCAGTATCTTGGCGTGCTACTACTGGTATTAGTAATAAAGAAGTAAATAAAATGTACCGCCCAATGGGTGACTAATTCAATTTTCTATCGTTAGGACATAAATGGCATTAACAATTGAACAGATATCAGCACGGGTTCAATCCCTGCGTTATCGTAATAGCGAGAGAGATGCTCGCAACTTAGATGTTCTTGCTGTGCGTAAAGGAAAAATTGCTGAAGTTTATCCTGATTTTTTTCCAGATGGCGTAGATGCTAATGTCGTTGCAAATTTTATTGATGTTGTTGCCAGGGACCTTTCAGAGGTTATGGCTCCTCTCCCAGCAGTCAACTGCTCGGCGGCTAATGCGGTTAATGACCGTGCTCGTTCTTTTGCCGATAAGCGTACTCGTATTGCTAGCAATTATTTCCAACACTCTGATTTATCTGTTCAGATGTATTCGGGAGCGGACTGGTATATAACATATGGATTTATTCCATTCGTAATTGAATTAGATGATGATGCAAAAATGCCTCGCATTCGTATTGAAAATCCAATTGGCTCATACCCAGAGTTTGACCGATATGGTCGTTGCGTAGCATTTGCTAAAAGATATACATTGACATTAGGCGAACTGGTAACTCAATTCCCAGAGTATGATTCCACAATCCTTGGACAAGATGGATACAAACAAGATTTAAATGGTCAAGTAGAAATGATTCGTTATTATGATAAAGACCAATCAGTTGTTTACTTACCAGCAAAAGATAATTTAATTCTATCACGGGCCAAGAATCCTTTTGGTAAGATGATGGTAGTTGTAGCACGTAAACCATCTATTGATAGCGAACTACGTGGACAATTTGATGACGTACTTGGAATTCAGTTACTTCGTAATCGTTTTGCTTTACTTGCAATGGAGGCTGCAGAGAAATCTGTCCAAGCACCTATTGTTCTTCCACAAGATGTACAAGAACTACAGTTGGGTGGAGATGCGGTTATCCGTACTGCCAACCCAGCAGGTGTCCGTCGTGTAGAACTTACACTGCCGCAAGGCGCATTTACAGAACAAACATTACTTAACCAAGAACTTAGAGTTGGTGCTCGTTATCCAGAATCACGTACTGGTAACATTGACGCATCTATCGTTACTGGTCAAGGTGTACAGGCTCTTATGGGAGCATTTGACACTCAAGTTAAATCAGCCCAAGCAATCTTTGCAGCAGCACTTCGTGACGTAATTCGTTTATGTTTTGAAATTGATGAAATAATTTTTCCAGAAGAAAAAACAATCCGTGGTGTTGATTCTGGTTCACCATATGAAATTACCTATAAACCAACTAAAGACATCAAGGGTGATTATTCAGCCGATGTCCGTTACGGAATGCTTGCTGGTCTTAACCCAGCCCAAGGTCTTATCTTTATGTTGCAAGCACTTGGTGGTGGATTAATCTCTAGAGATATGGCTATGCGTGAATTGCCATTTACAGTTAACGTAACACAAGAACTCGAAAAGATTGAAATTGAAAATATGAGAACATCTTTACTTGGTTCTCTAACAGCATTAAGTCAAGCAATTCCTCAGATGGTTGCAGGTGGACAAGATGCATCTGGTATAGTAAATAAAATTGCTGCGGTTATCAAGGCTCGTCAAAAGGGTCAAGCATTAGAAGATGCAATTGAGGCCACATTCGCTCCGCAGCAACCAGTTCCTCCTGCTGGAGTTTCTACATCTATGGTTGAGCAAACGTCCCCTGCTCCCTCTGGTGCTCCAGTAGGAGGCGCTCTTCCACCTGGACAAGGCGGAGAAATGGTTCCACAACAGGCTCCAGATATTCAAACAATTCTTTCAAGTTTAACCGCAAGCGGAAAAGGTAATGCACGAGTAGTAACTAGAAGTTAATTAGGTAGGGGACAATGACAACAATTATCGGTTTAGAATATAAAGACCGCTGCTTTATAGTTGCTGATAGTCAGACTACTGATGCTGATGGTAGAATTTATACTCACCCTGAAGTTAAAAAGATTTCAGAGAGTGGTATGTTTTTAATTGCTGGTTCTGGAGAAACACTTCCCTGCGATATTGCACAACATATTTGGGAACCACCAGTTCCAACCAAACAAGACAGGGAAGACTTGTATCATTTTATGATTGTGAAGGCTATGCCTTCTCTTCGTAAGTGTATGTCAGATAATGGTTACAACTTTGATGAAGATACAAAAGAAAATAGATTTCAATTTATTATGGCTATTGGTGGAGAAATATTTGATGTCGACCAAGAGTTATCAATAAGCAAATCTGCAGACGGGGTATATGCTGCAGGCTCTGGTGCTACATATGCACTAGGTGCTCTATACGCTGGAGCAGATGCATATGAAGCAATGGAAATTGCATCTAAACTTACAGCATTTACAGCAGGTCCATATATATCAAAAGAACAACCTAGAAAAATTAAGTAGGAGGAATAATGGCTGAGAATCGTGGAGGAATGCGCCCAACGGCGCCACAAAATAACCCAGCAAACGTTTCCGCAACTGGTGGAGCGGGACAATCTGGAACTCAGGCTGCAAGATATATTCCTGGAATGAGTCAATTAGGTTCTACTGGTGTAGAAACAATGGCTCAACAACAATCTGCTCCTATGGCAGGCCCAAGTCAATCTACACCTACTATGCCACCTATTGTTCCTTTAACTTCTCCAACCGAAAGAGTTAATGAACCAATTACAACTGGTATGGATTTTGGCCCAGGCGCAGGAAGTGAAGCATTAAACCTTCCTCGTGAGCGAAGCCTTTCTGAAATTCTTGCATCAATGATTGATGTTGACCCAACTGGGGATGTTCAAGAACTTTATAACTATGTAGCGTCAAGAGGTTTATAAGTTGAGCAATCCAATAACTACAATTGCTGGCTTGTCTCCTGGTGTCGCCACCGCTGCAGTCCAGTCTAATTTGTCTAATTCAGAAAAACAACAATTAGCCGCTTTTACCGAGTTGAAAAAAACACACGATTTTCTTACAACATTGCCACAAAATGATGCATATAAAAGTTTTAGTAATTTAACTCCAGAATGGCAGTCAGCCCTTAAGTCTTACTTTAGCCCTAAATATGTTCAAGAAGATAGAGGCTTTTTTGGAAATATTGGAAGAAGTTTAAGTTCATCTGCAGATTACGCTGTACAAACTTTTAAAGAACTTGGTATGCAAATTGCTGGATTACCAATTACCCCTACAACATCTGTAAACCCAGCAGAAGCAATTTTAACTCTTGCTACTGGAACACCTGTTGCTGTAAATAAAGAAACTGGCGTTGCGTCTGGTGCTGGAAGAGTTCTTGAATCTTTGGTTCGCCCACAAGAAAAACTTCTTAAGCAACCATATAGAGCGTCAAGAATAGCCCAAGAAGAAGGCGATACTGCAGAATTTCTTTTTGAAAGATTTTTTGTCGAAGGATTTAAAGAACTTTTACCAGGTGGGGAAGATGCAACAGTAGAAGATAATTCTCAAAACTGGAAAAAATTTTGGGAACAAGCATCTGATAAAGAAAACGTATTTGATAAGAGTGAAGTTGAAAAGATTAAACAAACACTTACTCCAGAGGTCGCTTATGTTGCACAGTTGCTTGCTGGTAGAAAAAACTTTATAGATTATTATGACAAATTATTAACCGACCCTAAGGCTCTTAATATTGTCAATCGATTTACAAGCGGTTTACCAGAAGATGAAGAAATAAGAAAATCAGTTGGTAGTGCAGTTGCTAGTTTTGAAAAGGCTAAAATCAGCCCAGGAAGAGATGTTGCACGTTCTTTAGTTAGTCTATTTCCGTTTGAAGCCGAAAAAGCAATTATGGGCGACGGTAAAGCCAGTTTGTTTTTTAATTCAATTTCTGGCGGTATTGACTTTAGCGTAACGTTTGGCTTGGACCCATTAATTATTGCAGGTAAGGCTAAACGTACCGCTGATATTGCACGTTTTGGTTTAATTAAACTAGGTGAGAATCCAGCAAATCTTGAAAAGGCGTGGAGAAATCGCAGTGTTCGTAGATACTGGGACAACTTAGGTAAATTATTTCAAGAGTATAACCTTGGAGATATTGCCACCAAGGGTAAAGTATTAACTCGTGTTCAAGAACGTTTCCCTGAAATTAATTTAGATGTTGCAAGATATATGGCGCCTAATATTAAAGACGCAGATACTGCCTTAGAGTTTTTTAGAGGCGGAGATATTATTGATGATATTGTTAAAGGCAATGCTGGACTACGCAGAGACCCATTAATACCACGCTACACCTGGGGTCGTAGCCTTACAAACACAGTTCGTGATGCGCTTACTAAAAATTTACCAAATTCAAAATATTCGTCATTAAATCTTCCTGACACGGTAGATGATATTGCTCGCTTACTTGATGAAAACCCAGTTGGCTGGGCAGATAAAATTGGTTACAAAGAAGTAACTGGCAGAGGGTTAACTGGTTTTGACAAGGGTAAAAGATTCAAGTCTAAAGATGCTAGTACTGCCGCTAAGATTGATTCACTATTTCGTCAATTTTCAATTGCACCATCTCAAGAACGTTTAATATCTTTAACAGATACGACAAGTGCTGACCAAGTATATCGTTTAATGCGAACAGTTGTAGATAAAGGTTCTGCATCTACATTTCGTGCTGCTTGGATTGCAGCAACCGAAGGTCAACGTTTACTTATGTATAAGGGTATGTTAAAAACCCTTGCTTATGGAATGGGTTTAGACCTTACTGCTGGTGGTAAAAAGTTTATTGATGAAATTGATGTTATGTCAAAAGAACTTTATTCAGTAAACCAAAGTGCTCTTGACCTGGGAGAGTTTTCAAGAATATTAGGAACTGCTAATCCAGTTGGCTTGCCAGCCCCAGAG